GTTTAGGAAAGACCCAAATCTATCTTTATCGATACCACGATCGTTATCTAATCTTAGATCAATAGTTTCATTTCTGGCTTGCCAAAGAACATCCCAGTCGATACCATACCATCCATCTTTTTCAGCTTGCTTGATTTCTTCAGCTTGTCTATCAAGATAATATCCAAGATAACGACCATGATGCTCACGGAAGATTTTCTTGAAAGAACACAAACAAGTTTCCATTGTAAAGAAATCAATCTGATTGCTTAGTTCTGGATACCTCGCTTTAGTTTCACATATAATTTCATACGCTTGTGACTCAAGATTTGCATAGTCTCCCGCAGTGAGTTTTCTATCCACATCGTGCTCCCTGCCGAGGGAATAAAGAAGTCCATTACGATGAGAGCGAGAGCCATCATAATCATCCAACATGAGAGAAGTAGGATTAATCCGTATGCCAGCAGTGTGCTTAAGATGCTGAAGATAAAACCAAGTGGAATAACGACCAAATTTATGCAAGCTATTTTTAACGACTGCCCACAAAGAATCAAAGTTTGCTTCCTCAGTGTGTCCATAATATGACTCCAATACCTCTCGTTGTGTTTTGTTGCCAATAAACTTCTGATAAGAAGCAAACATGGCTGGCAAATGACCCTTATTCCATTTTGTGTCTGTCTGATAACGAAGTCGTTTGTAGTTAGTAGTATTCCACTGCTCGATTCTATCGACTGTCGCTAGTTCAAAGTCAGGAAATTCATTCTTGAGAACCCATGCAGTTGGTAGCTGGTAAGTATTACCATACAACCAAGCCAACCAAATGCGCTCTTCATCATTGTGCTCATAGCGTTTGTGAAGATAGTTCGTACACCAAACAGCTGGATCGCAATCATCATATTTTAATGACCATGCATACCAGCGAATGAACGCTTCTCTACGATTTTCTGCTAAACGATAATCCATTATACTAAAAATTCTTCTAATGATGGTTGTTCCATAAGTGCTTCACGCAACCATGCTTTACCAACTGCATCAATCGCAGCCTGTGATTTTGCTTTCTTTTTTGGACCCCACTTGTAGCTTTCTAAACCTTCTGCACGAAATTGTTCTCTGGCTTTGTAAGGTGGTAATGCCTGTAATGGGTTTACGATGGCATTGTCCCTGTATTCTATTTGTTCCACTCTCGTAGGAAATAGTGGTTGGTCAGATCTGAGAGAGCCAGTTGGATCGACTGCCCAGAAGATGAGACCATTTTTATTGTGCCACGTAACGGAAGACGGAGTGCAGGATATTTTAAGTCGTTGCGACTTTCGTTCTTCGACTGCATATTTAATCCATGTGTCCCAGCATTTGGAAGCATATCCTTTTCCTTCTTTACCTTCAAGTGTGACAATTTCGTAAAGATTAGCATAACCATCACGATTATGTGTAGCGAAGATTAATGATACGATCTCTCCATTATCCTCGAACGCCATCGGTGGTGCTTTATCGTAATTGTGAAAACGATACCACAATGAATGCGCAGCCGATAAGAACTTGGTGTTCTTACCAGCTGGACTGTTTTTAATTAACTCTTCAACTCTCGTTGAATTAACAAATAGCATGTTGATAATCCACGGCAGATGCAACTTCAACTTTTTCGATCGTCATTGCAAGATGCTCATCAAATGTAATATAATGATTCATTAGCACTTCAATTGGAGCGCCACCCACCAATGCACGAGTGGCAATATCCCGAGTAGAAGTAATTATACATCCATTTGGAATAGAAGACAAATATAATGGTCGCTTTCCGTTGCGATAGAAACGCAACTTGCGTTCTTTATGCAGTTCAACTACACCCATTGACATATTAGAGAACTCACGCAATGGATCATTGGAGTGTAATACCAATTCACTATCATTCTTAGTGATGCAATCATAACCATATAACTCTTTCCAGTTCTCTGGTAACTCTTGCGTAATAACACCATTGTGAACAATAGATTTCACATTATGAAACATAGGTTGATTATATTCCAAGTCACTGGTAGAGTAACGACAGTGTCCAATCATATAAAGATTACCATCTTCTGATTTCATATCATTAAGATTATCATCGTGAAGATGTTTATCTACAAACTGATCTGCTGGAATAGATTCCTTAATAGTTTCAATACCAGTTGACCATTTTGGTAAAAATGAAATACCTGTAGCATGCATTCCACGAATTTTAGACTCGTGGAATACTCTGCGAAGCATAGCAAAGTCCTGCTTGGTAGGTTGCAGCAGGATGGCACCAATAACTGCGCACATTATCCAAAGAACTCCTCAAGTGAATTTTTCTCTGCTTCTGGATGATACTTTAACAACTCCCCACGACCAAGTTTAGATTCGCAGTACTGATACCACTCATCAGATTCCCACATCGCAGGGCTAACACCATTCCAAAGATGTCTGTCTGAACCATCTTCAAGTTTATGTCCAGGGTGGTCTTTGTTTAATCTACGTGACTCAACAAAGTCATAACGACAGTCTTCATATTCTTTGCTACCAAGTTCAAGCATCTTTTCACGGAAGTAACAAACTAAAGAGATGCGCTCTGAACCTTCTTCACAAACGATAGGAGTGTTACCATGCATCACTTCATGATTGTTAATCAGTAGCATATCTCCAGGACGAGGATTTACGGCAACACGATATTCTGGAGCAATCAAATATCCACCAGAGTATCTTCCATCGTTGGAAAGTGTCAACAGATTAGATAGACCAGAATTTAAATCACCTGCATCATAATGTGCAGCAGTTCTAAATGTGTTGTTAACAGTGATAGTAGTAAATGGTGTTCCAGGAACTAAGAATCTTGAATCAAGTTTCCTTGCTGCTTTCATCTGATTCTCATATCGCCATGGTAACAATTCCTTAAAACCTTTTGCCAAGTGTTGTAGGAATGGATATGCCATGGCAAACTTTGCTGGATTATTTGCAGTGTAAGAAGTTGCACGACCATAAGGGATGCGGGGATAACGATCAAACCAACCAGCAATACCAGAAAGAACACCATTGGCATAGGTAGTCTGACAGATGTATTTCTGCACCATTTGTTTTGTTTCTACTTTTTGATCTTCAAGAGATAGAAGTTTAGTTCTCTCTACCCATTTTTCAAAATCAAACTCATCTTTCTTCACTGCTTGGATAGACCAAACATTGTTTTTATTAGATGGTTCTGGTTTCTTGTTCTGGTGCTTTTGTTTAATTTCTTCAACTGGATCAGAGCCGAACAGATTAGATTTTGGATTACTAAAATGTTGGATTACATCAAACTCATAATCAGTAACCCACTCACGATTACCAAGTTTACCTTCTCTTGGTCCAGCAGCCATACCACGATTCTGGGTTTCAGTTGCTGCTTCTCTCAAACCAAGATATGCTTGTTCTTGTTCTTCCTTAGTAAAGTAATTTTTACGAAACTTAAAAACAATTCTTTCTTCACTATACGGATCTTCACCATGGGGTGCAGGCATATAAACATCACAACCTTCTTCAACAAGAATATCATAATGAGACTCGTCAACAAATTGACCTTGTAAGTGTTTACAATCATATTTTTGTTTTGCTACAATTACCTTAACCATTTCTTCTCCTTAAAACTTAAATCCGTCAAACGATTCTGCTTTTTGTCTTCTACCAAATGACGACTTATCAAACATAGGCTCATCGTTGTCTTGTCCTGCATCAGATAGATTGTCTTGAGCAGATGCTTCTACATCATACAGTTTCATCTTTGCTCTATCAATACCAACTACGAATCGTTTGAAATAACTAGGATCGTTATAACGATTCTTAAGTTGTTTAACAATAATCTGATTCAATGCTTCCAATTCTTCATTACTCACTAGTGCGAACATGAAGTCAGCTGTTGCAGGTAAGCCAAAAGATTCTGAAGTGTCTTCAAGTCCTGGGTCTGAGTTTGTATATCCAGATCTAGTAGTTTGAGTTGCACTAACAATTGGGACATTATATTCAACTGCTAATCCTCTGAGTTCTTCTGCAATGGCTTTAATATATGTATAAGAGTTAACATTTGCACCCTGCTTCATTCTCTGCGAGGCACAGATATTCAGATAATCAATAAAGATAATATCTGGCTTAAACTCTCGTTTCAACTTCAGTTCTTCCAATAGAGCACGGAAATGACCAGAGTGTGCACTTGCAGTCGGATATTCCTTAATGATAAGTTTACCCTTAGTCTTATTAGCAATCTTGCCAATACGACTCTCAAAGATATCCTTATCAATAACTTTTAATTCATCCATGGTTATGTTCAAAAGGTTCGCATCAATTCGTTCTGCGATTCGCTCTTCTGCCATTTCCATAGTTATGTATAAAACATTTAATCCCTGATTCATACATGAGCCAGCAACATGACACATGAATAGAGATTTACCAACACCAGTACCAGCCAGTGCAATGTTTAGAGTTTTCTTGCTCAACCCACCTTTGGTGATTTTGTTGAACATTTCCAAGTCGAAAGGAATTTTCTCTTCAACCCTATGATAATAATCATACCTCGAATCATGATCATCCAAATAGTCATGACCAATATGATTGTCAAATGAAACGGCAAGAGCATCAGATAAAATAGAAGGGATAGCATCTTGTGTATGCACCTTATCACGACCATCAATAATCGAAATGGATGAAAGGATCGCATTGTAAACAGCACGATCCTTGCAAAACTTCTCAGTGTTTTCCAACAACCAGTCTTCGTTGACTGGTGATTCGGAAAGTGTTTCAATAAAAGAGTTTACTTCAGCAAGTTCTTTATCATTTAAATCTTTACGATTACCAACCTCGATTGAAAGAATTTCTTTCGAGGCTGGCTTGTTATACTTGTTGAAGAAACCAACAATCTCATCAACTAAAACTGCTTCTTTTCTATCGTCAAAGTATGCCTTCTTAATGAAAGGCAATACTTTGCGACAGTAATTTTCATTGTGTATTAGATTCGCCAGAATCTGTTGTTGTATTCTCATCAACTCCGCCTGTGTATGTGATACTATTGTCTTTAATTCCTAGGTGGATTAGTTCTTGTAAAATGTTACCAATATATTCTTCGAAAGGTTTTCCATCGGTAATAACTTTACCATTCATATCATGAACTTCATAATCAAAGTTAATCTTTAGTGTAGATGTTTCTTCATTAACATCAAAGCTAACTTTACCATAAGAGTAAATTATACCCTCATATGGTTCAGCTGTCAACTTTACTGCAGATAATCCATCTTCCTTGCGTTCTAAAACTTGGATTGGTAAATTATATTTTTTTAAAAAGTCATTTTCTTTTTCATTCATCTTCGAACTCCAGTGCGTTAAGTGCTGCATCAAGCTCGTCAACATTGACCATTTGAGTGACAGCGATTGAATAT